ACATGATTGAGAGCAGTTCGATCGTTTTTATACCCCAGCACAGAAGTTTTGTATCTGTATGCATTTAACACCTCAGTGACTAGTTGAGATAAATCAACTGGACTTGCTGGGCGCAGTGTGTCTAAAACTTCAAATACATCAACCCCATCAACTTTGGCCTGCTTCATTAACACATATGCTAAACTTTTTGCAGACTGTTCATCATAATTTCTACCAGTAAAAAATGCCACGCAAGCATCATACTCAGCACCATCAAGTTCTGTGCGATCTGTTTCTATACCACTAAGAAATTCAACAATTGCTTGTGCACCTTTTGGTTTAGACACACCTATATTAGATACTGGTGATTTAGGTTCAGCCATTGATGTAATATCCTTTTGATCCTGTGATAGTTCCTGCTGAAGTGCCTTGTCCTGATCCAGCATCATTTATGTTGACAGTGGCAACTGTTGATGACTCTAATGGTGCTTCTAAAAATTTATTAAAATCTTGTTTACTCACTTCATATACAATCTTGTCTTCGGATATTAATTTAGATGCAACATTGGTTGCATTGTCTATGTAGGAATTTTGTTCTGCTTCGGTGAGATTATTCCACATAGATTCAACATCGTTTAGATCAGTGCTTGTGTCAATTCTATAACTGATATACTTGGCAAATTTTAATTTAGCATCATAATTTGTATTCAGGTAATCTTTTACTTGCTTACTGTTTAACAAAATATTATCTTGGCTTGTAGAAGTATTTTGGTTAATGCGTTTGTCTTTGATGGTATTTTCTTCAGATTTATTTTTTAACGACTGTGGAAAACTTACTCCTGGTTTTGATGCAGCTCCTAAATTGTTTGTTCCAGCTCTCACAGCATCCTTCACCACTCCAATTATTTCTTCGCGAGCACCTCTTATTGCTTTGCCTGATTTAATTTTTTCATAGGTTGTAAGTGCAGATAAACCTGCTCCTAGTATGTTGCCTTTTCCTAACAGACTGACTGTGTTAGTGATTCCGCCTAAAACACCAAATATGCTGTCGCCACCTGTTGCATTGGGTGACGGGGTGTTGTCGTAATGAAACTGTGCAAATCCTTGAGGATCAACCCCTCTGCGGATTTCTCCATTTCTCATCAGCACACCGCTGTAAGAAATTGAAAATGAATGTTCGTTTACACCAGTACCGTCGGTTTGATCCATTGAACCATTGGACCAATCATTTACTATTGGGTTCATCATTTTGTATTCTGTAAACAATCCTCTACTCAATTGGAAAATAGAAATACTGTTGAAAAATCTTTGATTGTTTCCAGTGTCTAAACCAAATCTGTACTGCTGTCCTGTGTTGCCGTAGCCGGCTGTTTTGTATTGAGTCTCTGGTCTATTTGTATCTACAATGTAATGTTGATAATATGATTTCCAAAATGCTGTGGCTGTGTCACTCATGTCGTCATGTAACACGACTGAAACAGGTTGATATGATATGCCTGTTTGTACATAATTTTTATAGTTGTACTGATTTTTTTGTTCAACATTAAAACTATATGATGGCAAATCACATCTTTTTACCAACATGCCTAGTTCTAATTTTTCATTTTGGTTGATTGATACTCCACTAGCTAGGGGATTAATATCAAACACTACATGATATAAAAATTTGTTCTTTGGAGATAAAGCAAAGGTGCGATCAAGATACAATCTAGCTGCGTGTTGATAGTCACGCATGGTGTCTCCACCAACTAGTTGTTTGAGAAAATTATTACGCCATACCATTTGTAATATTTATGGCTTTAAAAAAAGGGGGTATTAAATTAAATGCCGCCGCCAGTAACGCCAGTTGAAACTGTTCTTGCTACTGCTGTACCAATACCTGTGCCTCTTGGAGTTTGGATTGCATTGTCATATCTAATTGACATTGTAATCTGTACAGGCTCTGATGTAGCATATGCTAATGTACCATACTGAACATTGTCTAGGTAACATCCATATAGTTCATATGTTTCAAGAACATTAGGAGTATTTGCACCATTACCACCATCTAGCATTTCCATTCTTGCTACAAACTTGTAGTCTTGTCCTGATGCAGCTGATGATTGTTCGAAGAAATCAAACTGTTTCTGTAATTGTTCACCGACTAGTTTTGTTACTTCATTGTTAACATCGTCTCTAACATTTAATGTAATAGGATCCCATGTGTGTTTGCCTGCCATGTACACTCTTGAGTTGTATGCATCAAGTGTGATTTGATCAAATGTAATATTAGGACGAGTAACATCAACAACTTGTTTGGTAAGTTCTGATCTAGGAGTTGATATACCAAAGTTTTCAAGCACAATTCTGAACCTATATTGTAGTTTAGGCATCAGCAAGCCTTGAGAGGCTGATGATTGATCACTTGCTAGTGGTACTGTAAATTTTGATAGTGTTGATACTGCCATTTTGTTTTATCTCCTAGTATGAATATTTACTATTCATTGCTCCTTTTATTCAACTTGTACCTTTAAAGGCCTTGAGCTGCTATTTCTCCTGTGTTCTTCAATCTTATCGGAATAAAGATGAATTCCACTGCTTTTACTGGTTCGATTGCAACATCAACATACAGTTCATTTCTGTCGATTCTTGCTGGTGTGTTGTTTGTTTCGTCACACACAACAGCAAAGTCAAACAGTGCTCTTTGTGATGTTAGTTCTAACAAGAATGATTCAATTGCTTGTTTGATTTCGTTTCTTGTTAATGCATCATTTGGTTCAAATATAAATGGTCTTGCAATTTTGTCTAGTTGTAATCTTGTGAATGCAACCAATCTTGCAACATTTATTCTATCAAGTGCTGATGCTGTGAGTTGTCTTGTTTTTTGTCCAAACGCAACAAGTCCTGAACCTGTAACAAAAGATATTGGGTTGATGTTCACTGAATACAATGAATCTCTCAAACCTTCTGCTACTGCTGTGGTTTCAAATTCACCTTCTGCATTGATGTAACCAACTGATGATGCATTGTCGATTGCTCCACGTCTTACACCGGCTGGTGCAAACCATGGAAACGCTACTTGATCATTAAATGCAATTGTTCTCAGCATCATATGTGACGGTGGTACAGCAATTGATTCGCCTGCTAAGTCTGTTGTAAATCCTGATGGATAATAGACTCCTGTGAATGAGTTGGATGATACCAAGCCATCTTCACCATTGTCGGCTGCGCCTGCTGTGTTGTTTGCCCAGTTTGTCACTTCAGTTGATGTTGGTGCTAATCTAAATGGAGTATCACCTACAACAAATGCAGTTTCTTTTCTGTCAGCGTTTAGAGTTTCTAGATTTGTAATCAACTCTGGATATCCTGGAGCTGCAAGTAGATTAAATTCTCTCTGCTCTTCACGTAATTCAGTGGTTGATTCTACAGTTGATTTCATTGCTTCTACAATGATGTTTCTCTGTGCTTTTCTTCCCATGTATGGAGCACCGTTGGCTTTTAGACCTGATGCAGTTACCCAAGCATCTGTTTCAGTAGGCAGTGTTGGATATTCTGTTGTGCTTGGGAAGTTTGTTCTTGTAAAGTATTTAGATTTAAATTGCTTTACGTTGTAACCAGATCTTCTTAGGTTAAATCCTAACATTCCTTTTGGGTACAATGCTGAATCTGGAGCATCTACATCTGTATATGTAGAAGTAAGAAGATCAGTAATCAAAGTTTCAGTGCTGATGATATCTTTAGTACCATCTGAGTGATAACGGAAGTCTGCAAACAAAATTCCATCTTGTGATGTTTGGTCTGTGTTGTCAATTAACACCCATTCTTGGCCTGATGTTTGTGATGAATCGTATCTGTATAATTTTGGATAGTTTTCTAAGTCTGAAGAATCTAACCATAGATCACCATCAACTAGTGCTGTGCCATCTGATTGTGTAGTTGGCTCTGTTGCAGAAATCTGTGGACCATTTGGATCAGTCGCAGATAAATCAAAACCTCTAGCATCTGATGATACATTTTGATATCCTGTCCATGCACTGCCGTTGTGTATCAAGATGTCAACTTCGTCAACTGTGGTGTTGTACCAATATTGATCGTTTGCTGGATCTTTTGTTGGTTCGTTTACACTTTGAATTGGTGTGTATGTTGTTCCGGAATCTGGTGTGTTTTCAACCGGAGTCCAATTGGAAGCAACATGTCCATAACCAGCTGTAGAAATTACAGTTGAAAAATCATCTTTATCACCTGCAGGTGCTGTGAAAAGGTGTGCAATTTTTTCTGATGATAGGTTTAAATTTCCTCCATATGTATTAGCATATGTGTTGTTAAATCCAAGATCACTCATTACAGTGTCGTTGTCTGTAAAATAGATTTGTCCACCTTTTGTGTGTCTTACTGTGATACGTTTTGATGTTGAATCGTATTCTGCTTCAATGTTTTCGAAACCTGCTGCCGAAATAGCAGATACAAAATCGTCTGCATCTGTAGCTGAAGATCCAATGGATACTGTCTTTTGGTTCAACAATCCGCCACCTGTTGGAGATGTAGATGCAATATCTAGAATAGTTTCTGCCATTCTAATTGTTACTGTACCTCCGTTGGTAAATGCAGCTGTTTTGTCAGAAATTTTATTAGATACT